GCTGTTATTGAGGAATTAGCGGATGTGTTAACAGTGTTTACGGAATTAATTGACGAGCTTAGTAGGTGTCATGAACCGATTGCAGACGCAGTTCTCAAACAAATACAGACGAAGACAAGCGAAAAAGGAACGTTTAGTAAGCGAGTATTTTTACGAGAAGTAATCGAAAAGGAGTCGGTATAATGAACGAAATGAAACGAGTGTTAAACGAAGGCTATGTGAGAATCATCGATGTTATGGGCGATGATACTTCCGTCGTAAATGCGGCAAGGTCGTCATTTGACAAATCTACGGAAGAAATGACGGAAGCTGACGTTAGGCTACTGAAATTCTTAGCGAGAGAAGGGCATCTAAGTCCGTTCAGACATGCGATGCTAACGTTCGAAGTGTATGCGCCTCTAGTAGTGACGCGCCAGTGGGAAAAATATATCGTAGGATCAGACCATACGATGGACGCTCGAAATGAGAGCAGCAGGAGGTATATCACGGAAGAACCGACGTTCTACGTACCTACACCGGAGCAGTGGCGAAAGAAACCCGCCAACTCCAAGCAAGGTAGCGGTGGCAACTTTACACCAGAAGAACTCGGTATTGCCTACACGAGTGAATTAGAGAAATTCTATCAACACGCAGAGGCAATCTATGAGCGAGCGCTAGATGACGGAATAGCCCCGGAGCAAGCCCGACTATTCTTACCGGCATACGGAATGTACGTTAGATGGCGATGGACGGCGAGTCTACAATCGGTGGCCCACTTCTTGAATCAGCGTATGGCTCACGATAGCCAGTGGGAGATTCAGCAGTATGCTCACGCTGTATATGAATTAGTAAAGCCGTATTATCCGCATAGTATCGAAGCATTAGTAACTAAGGAGGAATCGGAATGACTTACGAACAAGCAGAAAATATCGCTATTGGATGCGTAATAGCCAGCGATATAGACATGGACACAAAGAACGAAGTAATAGCAGCATTAATTAGTCGGGAGGAATCGGAATGAAGAATTTCTTCATCGACAATTTAAAAGTCGTTGGTATAATCGCATTGGCTACGATACCTCTAGTCGCATATGCCTTGTTATATCAATACTCGGAATTGCTAGCGAGCATCGTTCTAGCAACGCCGGCATCTATTTTTATCTACGTAATCTTATACAATCACATTAAATTCGAAAGGGAGTATTCGGAATGGGAAAAGAAAATCAATTCGAACTATTAGACGCAGCAATCGCAGTTACGGAAGCATTAGACGGAGCATCGGTAGAGACATGCTTTAAAGGCGGGGAAATTCTATGGATGACTTTGTATTACAATTCCGCAGTCTGTCAGATTAAATCTATCGAAGACTTAGACGAATTTGTCGAAAGAATTTATCATGCGGAATAACATCGACTTAGACAAGCGAACATATTACGGCAAATACGTCGACACCCTCGATGTATATGTCGTAAGCCCTAAGGGGCATGTATTGGCTTTCGATGAATTACCGCAATATATCGAAGAATACCTCGAATGGGAAGTGGTAGATAACGAGGTCTATGCACAAGATAACGATGACGAACGATATGAACTACGAAAGGATGCGATAATTAATGGCGAAATATAAAGTAGGCGACCAGGTGTTTACGGCATTCTCTGAACTTCCGCTAACAATTATTCAAGTATCGGAGAGAGAAGGCAAAAATACGCAGTATAGAGGACGAGATGTGGACGGTTGGCCGTATGATTTCGGAGATGATGACGTTAGAACGATTGAAGGTTCGACTATTGATGCGTCAGCCATAACGGTAACAAGCGAACCAATAACGGAAGAATCACTAAACTTTACGCCAACAGACACGGTAAACCATCCGCCTCACTACAACTTCGGAGACATCGAAGTTATCGATTATATCAAGCAAGTAACCGAAACCTATGACGGAGGATTCACCGCATATTGTATCGGAAATGTTCTTAAATACATTTCTCGCGCACAACATAAAGGTAATCCTGCGGAGGACTTACGCAAAGCCGAATGGTACTTACGAAAGGCTATCGAAAATGAATCTGAATAAAGACGAAGTTGTGGACGAGTTAGACGTGTTAGTGGTCGCTATCTTCATATTTCCCGACCATTTAAAGGACAGTGCGACTTACAAAGCACTTACCGACATGATGCGGAAACGTTCGCAGTGGCTATCTGAACATTACGAGGAGGACAACGAATGAAACTCGAATTTAAACGATTAAGACCGACAGCTTGCGTCCCTACTTACGCACATGAAGGTGACGCAGGTTTCGACTTATATGTGTCAGAGGATACAATTATTTACCCGGGAGAATCCGCTATGGTTCCGACAGCCTTATCGGTAGCCCTCCCGGAGGGTTACGAATTACAGGTCCGTAATCGTAGCGGGATCACTTCTCGAACGAAACTACGCGTCCAACTCGGCACTGTTGACGCAGGTTATCGCGGAGAAATCCATATCATGGTCGATAATCTCGAACACTTTGCGACAGGTCTTACGGATGAACACGTTCTTACTATCGATAAATACAACAACCTACAAAACATCGGTGATAAATATCCTGTCGGTACATATCTCGTAAGAGCAGGCGATAGAATCGCACAAGGCGTCATTAACCGGGTTGAACGCGTTAGATTCGAAGAAGTCGCAGAACTACCGGAAAGTGTGCGAGGTGAAGGCGGATTTGGTTCGACAGATGCGTATGACTTCGACTTGCTAGCGGATGCTTATGCGCAAGCACAACGTAAGGGTCCGGCTATTGGTGGGTCTGTTACCGACCATATTATCCGAGATTATTTCGAAGATGAGGACTAATAGATTCGCCTACCTTTGCGTAGGCTTTTCTTATTTAACGAAGGAGGAATCAGAATGAACATCGACTTATCAACGCTATCAGACGAAGAAGTAGGTATTGCCATCCTTAACGTCTATGACTATCGCATAAGCCACGCAGAACTCGGGGACCCTGCGATAATAGATTTCGTACTAGACGTCGACAAGGCGCTAGCAGACGCAGAGCTAACCGATAAGGACCGTGAATACTTAACCGCCTATACGACCGCCTTAAATGGCGACTACAATCCGTCAGACATGGCGGCAGTCACCGATAAAGCAGGCGAACTAGTCGGAAAGAGTGGGCGTACGATACGGCGGGCATTACAACGGATTCATACGGAGCTAGGCAGAGTCTATCGAGAGGGAGCTGAATAGATGCGATTTACATTCGACATTAACGGAGATTACCACGAACAGCTAACGGAATACATAGAAGAAATATTACGAATAGCTAACGATGAGGACGCAGAGGCTACACTAGGAGGCGTAGAGGACCGCTGTAAGCTGATTGAATCGCTATTCGAATCGTACATCACGACGATACATAAACGCCCACCATACGAACATATAGGGCGCCTAGTACGCGTTATTGATTACGAATACTATACGCTAAATCATCGTAATAAATCGAATCTACACGAATACAGCTATCTAACGGAGACTCAAGAGAAGCTGCGACAGAAATCGGAAGCAAGCTGGCTACTAGCGGACACTTTCGATAGTGAGTACATCAACTATGCGTTACCTACCCGCGTAACCATGCGGAAAAGACGTGAGCTACTCGGATTGGATTCGCAGACACGATCACTCTACGATAAGAGGTCGGATACTAACGAAATACATACACTATAACCTAAACGGAGGGGCTACGACAGCTTCTCCGTTTTTATTTGCGTGGAATATGCGTCTGAGAGCGAAAATAAGCGTCATACAGACGTTTTCATGCGTTAAGGGTATTAGCGTACCATATTCGATAAATAGGGCGCTATGGCTACGATTTTACTCCGGGGAGGGTGTTCGAAATTGATTCCGAAAATTAACCGGCGGGAGGGGTTCGAATTTTAACCGGGGTGGGGGTGGTAAATTCGATTTCAAAGTCGGAAGGGGATTCGGGGTCGGACCGGGGACCGGGGGAGGGGACGGGGGTATCGATTTTCATTTTCGAATTGAAATCGAAATCAAACTCGAAATCAACTTCGATTTTAGGCGATTACGCTTCGAAATCAAAGTCGGATGCCTTACGATAACTCCCTCGAACACTGCCTCGCATACTACCCCCCCCTATATCCGCCTGCCCTACCGCTATATACATACGTAAGAATATCGGACACTTTCCGTATAGGCTTTTAACTTAACTTAGTCGGATAATCATGCGTAAAACACCGTTTCGATGCGTCTGAGAGCGTTCTGACAACGCAAAAAAGCCGTCAACCTGTCGGAATTACCGGATAGTTGGCGGGAATAGTAGAAATTTATCGATGATTATTCGAAAAAGTTTCGGATTATAGGCGAAAAAGTGTCCGATTTCTGTCGTTATGTAGGTATGTGATCGTGAAGATGTCCGAGATTTTGTCCGATAGTTTGTTTCGGGGGATTTCGAGTTGTTGGCGATTTTTCTACGCGTGCGTGCGTGCGCGTGCGCGCGTGTGGGCGCATTTTATATAACCCTATATATAAGAAGGGTATTTGGAACTTTATTTCCATTTCTTACAGTATATGGGAGGGATTTGGGAGGAAGTGGGATATTTGATCCCGGGTTCAGTCGATTTGGCAGCGTTTTTCCAGTGTCGAACGGTTGTTCAGCGATTCCATATTATGGAGGTACCGAGCTTACATATTTTTACAGTGCCGGTTGTTGGACGTCTTTGTTCGACAATCCGTTTGTAGTCGAATAGTCCCGGCTTTGGCTTGCGGTTGTATAACGTTAAAATTGCGATGATCTAGCGTATATGTGAACGTCAAACAGTCGAATATGATAGAGATATTTTAGCGGTCGTTTTATGATATGATCGATAGCGGGATTTTTCCGGCTGGTTGACGGTTGAAGTCGTTTTATGATCGTGATTATTCGGTTGTCAATGTTCGAGTGATATATCTTATACTATTAGTATATCGCGTATAGTTGGTATTACAATAGATATAGGGTTATAAGTGTTTACGCGGTTAAACACTTTTATAAGTGATCCGGTTTATTCGAGGATTCTATTTTATCTATATAATGAAGAAACACGTTTTAAAACTTTTTTAAAAAAGATTAGTTAAAACTGTTGACAGTATTAAACGATGATGATATACTAGGTTCATAAGTTAAAACAATAAAAAACGAAAGAGGGAATGTTAAAATGAAAGATTTTAGAGGCGGTAAAGTTTTAAAAATAGAAGGCGACAACGTTCTAACGGGCCCGCAAAACTGTTACGACATGAATTACCATTTATACAGTAAGTCAGGTTTTTCGATGCTTCACGATATGGAGCGGCTTATCGCTATTGACGATATGCCGGATGAAATCCCTAACGAATGGTTAGAATTAAGACACTTGTCATGGAAGGAGTGTTAAAAATGAAAAACTTAATCAGATCATCGGTTATGTACTTTTTAATAATAGCGATTTTAGCGGGCGTAACGCTTGCTTATAGCCGATACTATGAAGCGCTCGAATACGCTGAAAAAATCGAATACTTGAAAGACTCAGCGGAAGCCCACGCGGGGAAAAATATTAATAATCGCGTGGCTATCGACGGTGGACGTTATACGCTCGAATTAAAAGTAAATGAATAATAAATAAATTGTTAAAAAGTGTTGACAAGGTTAAACTAACGTGATATACTAGGTTCATAAGTTTAAAACAATATAAAAAAGGAAGAAGGAATGTTAAAATGAAATACTTTACACAAGAGGAAATCAGACAAGATCTAATTGACGAATTAGAAGTATTTAACGGATATTATGCTGACTTGCACCATGAAACATTTAACACTAATTACTATTTAATCAGTAACTATGAGTGTGAGCAAGCACTAGAAGATTATGGCGTGTTTGATGCTATTCGAGAGGTGCAGGCATGGGAAAAAGATGCCACCGGTGAAACTTATACAGAAGTTGAGGCATTTAATATAGCAAACATGCTATATTACATCAAATCAGAAGCGTTTATGACGGAATATGAGCCATTTGCTAGTCTGTTCAGTGAAGTATTCAACTTAATAGCGGACGATGAAACAAACGCCCGCCTTATAGAAGCATTAAAGGACGGGGATGAACAGTGAAAAAGCTATTAATGTTTATCGCTCTTACAGTCGTTATTGTAGGCCTGCTTATATCGTCGATACGGTATAAGCAAGCGGTTGAATATGCCGAAAGCGTCGAATATTTAAAGACCATAGCGGAGTTAAACATTCATGAATCGATACCACATAGAATAGGTATTGATGACGGAGAATATACGTTATACCTCGTTAAAAATGACGAAGTAAAAGGCGGTGATCTGATTGGGTATCCAACGACTAAGGGACGAAGTTACCGCGGTACTCGCTCGCGGTACCGTGAATAAAATCGCGCTTTACACCGGATTGAATAAAGGCGGGATTTCTCGCCTAAAATCCGGAAAACGCGACGTTAGCGGAATAACGCTGGAGACAGCGGAAAAGATTGCGGCTATTGCCGATAGAATATTAAAAACGAATGGAGACGGTAAAAATGCGCAAAATTAAATGGAACGAAGTTGAAACGGTAGAATATACGGATATATAGCTGAATATATAATCGATAATACGCCGGAACAAGCCGAAGGCCTAATGATCGAGGAAGCTCTAAGCATTGAACCGGTCGCCGTTAGTGATAGCGGTATGATGATATATGAAATAGTTTACGGCGTGGCAGATGATGAAGTTATAGCAGGCTTTCACGGTGAAGCGCCGGAATTGTATATTATAGAATATGACGACGACGGAAACGCCTGCTTTGACGGTTCAGAATATTATATGAATGAATTTATCCGGTTAGATCATCCGGCATTGTAAGACGAAAAATAAGGCGGTAGGCTATCGCTTGCCGTCGCTTGTAATATCGATGTAATCAGATCATAAAAAGGAGAGGTAGTTATGACAAATAAAAAACAATTATTAAAAACTTTCTTAGAAAAAAAGGTTGATTTTAACCAACTTCAAGCGGACTATGACGGGTGCTGGTTGCGCCATAAATCTCGGACTTTTTTATACGGTAGTGGCGTTGTTAGTAGTCATTTTAATTATACGTTAATAACTGAGGCGATAAAATACGCGGGATATATTTACCCTAAGAGCGATAAAACATGGAGTACAGTCCAAGAGGTACAGCGGGAATTATTAGACAAGTATATAAAATAGAGGTGGTAACCATGAAACGGAACTTTATACGGTTTACAGACGATGAAAGAAGTTTAATCCAAGAGTTCGGACAAGCGGAAGCCGTCCGGCAGCTTGCAATCATTGACGAACTAGAGGCGGTAGGCGTGCGATGTCATGCCGAACCTTTCGGCCGGACAAGTAACGATGTTGCTTTCGGTATGAATTTGTACGCGGATAACGTGGTATATGGCGGAAGCTGGAGCGGTGACAACGACGACAGCCGGCAATTATTCGAAGGTGACGCGGTTTACTTTATTTACAATAAAGATTTTAGCGGAAAGATTAACGACTAATAACGACTAACAAGAGAAGTCCTCAGCGGCTTCTTTTTTTGTGCGCTTTTTTTCTGATTCTATCCGGTGATCTGATTAATAGCCGCGTTGTCAGACGGTCACCAGGCGCAACGACTTCTAAACTTGCCGGCAATCATACGACTAACCGCGCTATATATCGCTAGGCCTATTAATCAGATCACCGGATATAATCGATAGCGCGCCGCCATGTCTACAGATTGCCTACCGTCATCCTACCGCTATTATAAGCGCGTATACACGTATTTGTTATCGATAGACCTAGCGTACTACAAACGGTAGAAAACGGTTGTATGACGCTTATTTGGCGTCCTGGTTGCGTTATGCCTACCGGATAATAACGCCGGTCTCCGGCTTGTCTACCGGTTGTGGGCGTATAATATCGCTATGACGTTATAAGCGTTTTAAAGGCGATTGCAGTCGTTTTATATCGATTGAATAGCGTTATATTACCGCTAGTCTATCAGCTGATATATGCGCTATTATATGCCTGATATGCTAGCGTTATTATATCGCTTGTTACATTATCGAAATGTAAGTACGCTATAATAGAAGAAAGTAGTCACTTACTTACTTTTGGTAAGTGACTTACTTACGGTAACTAACGTTATATATCGCTAGTCATATGCGTTGATATATAGCGGGATTGTGCGCGGTGATATATGCCGGTTGCTTTCGGTATGCTATCGATAAGCATATTCGTTTTATGGTCTGTTTTTATGATTCGTATATGCTTTCGGTATTGATTGCGATATTGATTGCGGTTTTCTATCGTGATACTAGCGTTCATTCTCGAATTGAGTGCGATATTGATTGCGGTATTAATAGCGCTTATGTATGTCGTGAGGCTAGCGATATGCTAGCGATGATATAGGCGTGATGCTAGCGTTTTGTATGGGCGTAGGGTATGCGGATTCAATGCGGGCGTGGGTGTGTGGATTCGGATTGTAACCGGGGATGGGTGTTGGGATTCTATTTGCTGGCGTGGGTAGGCTGCCCAGTTTCAAGCTCGGCATTCACGACGGAAGCCATACCGAAAACCAAACGGTACATTCCGTCTACAAATCGAAACCTAATCGCATAGTCCAGAAGTTCTATCGTTAGTTTACATAATATATGTTATAGGAAGTAATTGCGAGACTATTGACGGATAGCTTGCGATGATATATCGTCCTTTTGACCGTTGACAAGCCGTAAAACTATCTCTATATTACCACGCTTTAGACGTCATTTTCTTCCAAGTCTAATTGGTAGCTTGCTGGGAAATTGCCGGTAGGGGGGCGGTATTTTGTAAATTTTTGGTTTTGTTTGATGTGTCAACATTTCTTACAAAATTTTATAACCCGGTAGCTTATCGGTAGCAAGACGGATGCCTATCGGTATCATGTCGGTAACAAGACGGAATCACTTCGGGAACAAGACGTACGCCAACGCATATACTACCGCCATATACCTCCTCATATACATCGAAATCTATACGAAGGCTATCGGTTATAATCGATTACTATCGGTTATTATCGATTACATTCGCATACAAATGTTAGTGGACGCTTACATCCGATATGCACCGTAAGGACTGCGAATAAATCCGAGTGCAAGCTGTGAGCCTCCGAATACATTACGCATCTATATCGACATACGTACGCGCATATACCTGCGGATATACACCGAAGGATAACGGAATCTGTCGGCATACATGGCGGCGAAGGGCGGTATCAATCCCGACTGTATCGCTAGGTATAACGAATAGTTATAGCGCTATAACAAAATATTATAGCCGAAATTGTGTCCGATTTTTGCGATTATGTAGGTATAGGCGAAAGCTATATCGAAGCCATCCGTTATAGCTAAATTATATACCCGGAATCCCTCCGCACTTATCCGACATATACCGCAAATGTGTCGATTATCTCACAGCAGAATCGGATACATCTCACAGCAGAATCGGCTATATATCGGTAAAATATTGCTATATTGACGCTTAGTGTATACTATATGTACGCAATTATGCAGTAGCATACCACTATATATGTACGTAGCACTACCGAAATTCACCGATATTTAGCAAGATATATCCGATTTGGCTACACATCTATGCAACATATTTACGGAAAGTGTCGATTATCTTTCGTTCTAATTTCGAACATCCTCCGTCAATGTGCCGTAAAAGAACACAAACTTTTCGACAGATTTCCGTCAATTTGAACGAAATTATCCCGACCAATCTCGTAGGTTATCGAACGAATATTCCCGTATTTATATCCGACTAATCGACTTGGGTATCGAAATTAGCGAAAAAAAGTTTGTCTAAATTGTGAACAGCTTCCGCACTACTGCCGCAAGGGATTTCGGTACTTGCACACAACCTCCGAAAAAGTTTTTTTAAAAAATTTGCGATATTTTGTCCAAAATGTCCCCCTAATCCGAACTATGTTATAGAGGGGGGTATAAGCGCAATACCCTTCGCAGATAATAACGCCTATTCGCCGTTATGTATTACCGGAGTATATAACGCTTTATAGCGGTATTGTATAATTTTCGATGGTCTTAGTATTTATATATTATTTATTAATTACTTAGAGCAATACATTACGTAGTAATGTATTGCAAATAACCTTACGTAGTAAGGTTATTTACTAACGCTTTAATACCGTTATATATCGCTTTAATAGCGGTATATATCGCCAATAGGTTCTGTTACTCAAATTTAAGTATACCCCTTCTTCACCGAAAGGAGTGACCGCCTTGCAGACGGTAATATACGCCAATGACGCTAGACTAACTCGGTATCTCGAATACACTATCGACGGAAACGAAGCCACGCTAACATTCGCATTGGGCGCTGACACAATCGACTTTTACCACGAGATAACGACCGCACCGTCCGTCAAATTGGCGGTAAAATATCAGCTTGACCGAAGTGTCGAATACAATCACGACTGCTTCGTAGGCACTGCGACCACCACCGTAGAGCAAACGGATATTGACGAAGCACCGGTCGTATACGCCACAATCACGAAAACAAACGATGCCTAGTCGCCAAATAAGCAGGATGCAGAACGGTTTGAATCTGTCGAAGTCGTAGACACTGACGGACCATTGACCGTCTGTATCGCGCTTATTTGGCGCTATACGGCGACGAAAGGAGACGATAACATGTCGAAGTTTGATCAACTCACCGAAGCACAACGAGAAGTCGCTCAAATCCTCGTAGACAACGAATTGTTGCCGAAGGATGAGCGCAGGGAAATCCAAGATATTGCGGACGAATTCAACGTCCACCGCAAGACCATTTGGCACTGGCGACGACGCAATCCGTTGTTTGCCGAATACAAACAGCATTTGACGACACTGGCGCTACAAGATAGCCATACAGCGTTAGCCAAAGTGCTTATCGACAACTTGACGAAATCTCAGCCATCGACGAAGATGCTCGACCTTATGGCGAAGATGACGCCAAATGTTCTCGCTGCTAACCGTTCAGAAATCGAAGTCACTAGCGCAAGTGATTCGCAAGAGGACGTTATCAAGCGGATTCAGGAACTCGAAAAACTAAAGGCGGAATCAAGCGATGGCGAATAAGACGTCGTTCATTCAGCCGAGAGAAGAACGGCTAGAACGAGCGAAGCTATTGCGCAAGGAACGCGACTTACTCAGCGACTTAATCAAGTCCGGTGCGGCGAAACAGTCGCACTATACGAGTTTCCTCGATGTTGACGAGGAGCTGACGCAGTTAGAACGGATTAACCGTGGCGAAACTGACGTCATGTACTTTGCGCTAGAATACTTTTCGGAGGACGGTAATCCGGGCAACGACGATAACTTAATTCCTGCCGGAGTTGATTACGACAATGCTGCCGACTTCCACCACGAGCTATGCGGATTACTTAACGATGTGGCAACGAATAAGCTCGATACTCACGTTGCTTGGGCGTGTCCTAGACGACATGCAAAGACGGCGTACCTGTCGAATATTTACTTGGTTCACCGGATTGTTTACGAACACGGACACTACACCGTGCTTGTGTCGGAAACGACCGACGTTGCCGGTGATTTCATCACATGGGGACGCTATCAACTCAAGTTCAACGAAAAGCTCCGCAAGGACTTCGGAGAACTGTTGCATCCGAAAGCAACGCAGAACGCACTCGACAACAAATACGAGTTTATTACGGCTAACAACATCAAGGTCGAAGCCAAAGGGTTGGGAACGCAGATGCGTGGGTTGCGACATGGTTCGCACCGTCCCGACTTATTCCTGCTTGACGATTTAGAGTCGAAAGAATCGACGAACACGAAAGAGCAAATCGAGAAGTCTAAGGCATGGTTCTCGGAAGAAATGTTGCCGGCTTTGAGTAAAGAAGGTATATGCGTTTATCTCGGAACCATCCTCGCATACGATTCGCTACTAGATCACGTTATTCGTGAACGACGGGACTTTAAGTCCAAGAAGTATTCGGCTATCATCGAATGGTCGAAACGATCAGACCTATGGGACGAATGGCGTAAGTTATACCGTTCAGATTCGCATACTGCCCGCCAAGATGCGTATAACTTTTACTACGAACACCAAGCGGAAATGCTTGAAGGCACCGAGATATTGTGGGAAGGCTATTTCGAATATATCGACTTAATCGAAATCCTCGAGAACTCCGGAGCTAAGGCGTTCAACCAAGAGTATCAGAACAACCCTACGGACGAAGAACGGCAGTTATTCAAGCCGGAAAAATTCACGTTCTACACACCGTTCGATACACGTAATAAGAAATTCGACTACTACGCAGGCATCGACTTTGCGATGGGGAAAGAGCGTGGCGACTTTAGTACGATTGTTACTATCGCCAAGAATCGGACGACAGGCGTTTGCTATGTCGTTGACACATACGCTAAGCGCGTACACCCTGACGAGTTTATTAAAGCGATTGTCGAAAAGGTGTTCGAGTACCAATACGAAGCTATCGCAGTTGAGGCGCAGATGGCGCAAGAGTTCTTCGCAGATAAACTGTCGGAAGAATTGACATCGAAAGGGTACCCGGCAAGAACGCGATTGAAAAAGATTAAGCAACGCACGAAGAAAGAACTACGGATTGAGGCGCTTCTTCCCGATATTGAAGCCGCTAAGATTCGGTTCCATAAAAAGCATACCGACTTACTTCACGAGCTTTACTACTTCGGTATGACGAAACATGACGACTTAGCCGATGCCTTAGCGATGTCTTATGCGGCAGCTAGGACGGAAGGACGTTCCCAAGTTAGCATGGCCCGACCGGGATACAATCGATGGTAAGAGAGGAGGATGACGATTGATAAATTCATTATACAATCCGGACTATAACTTATTAGCACCGGATGATTTAGATTACTTAATTAGGCATCCGCTAGAGACTGCGGTAGGCAAGAAAGAGTTCAATCGAGCCGTTAAGGCTGTCGAGAATTATCGATACTACGACGGTTATCAGTATAAAGACGAATACGGCAATCTCGTTAAAGCGGAAGACCTTCCTAAGCCACCGAATATGGACTACGAGCCTTCTCGATTCCATACGAACTACTTTAAGGCGTTTATTAAGCGTAAGGCACGATGGCAAATGGGTGGCGACCACGGTGTCGCTGTTAAGCCGAAAAGCCAATCGCAAGCTGATGTTGAATTAGCAAAGAATCACCAAGAGCTTATCTATCAGCTTTGGGAAGATAACAACTTTAACCGTGACCGAATTAGAATCGCACGTGACCGATTACTAGGCGGACGTGTTGTCGCTAAACTAGTCTTTAACCAACGTACAGGACGATTGCATTGGATTTGGCATACGGCACAAGAAGTATTCCTAACGTACTCAGACGATGGCTTTGACGACTTATTAGGCGGAGCCATTATCATTCCGCAAGATGACGATGAAAATGAAGGCTTGACACAATATTGGGTGCAACGATTCCGCATGAACGATGACTTTACTAACTGTTACTTCGAGGAACTTGTCTACGACGACCAACTCGAAGTTAAGCGAGTCATTACCGAAGAAACGCCGTTAGACCTCGACTTTGTACCGCTAATCAAATTTGATGTACGCGACTTAGTATCGAGAGATTCGTTTAATGACGAATTGGGCGACATGAGAACGCTGACCGACAAACTTAACGAAATGATGGCGGATGCTACTGATTCGCTTAAATTCGAAATGTTTAACGTAACGGTTATCGAAAATGCTGAACCGGGAACTGCCGAGAAGATGCAGATTGCTCCGGGCGCTGTCGTTGAGGTATCGAATAATAGCGATTCCAATCCGGCAAGATTACGTAATATCGAGAACGGCTTCAAGTGGAAAGAAGCGTATAAGGATCAATACAACCGCATAAAGTCCGCTTTACACGAGCTAAGTGGCTTACCGCAAATTGTTCCGCAAGAACTTAACTTCGGTGGTTTGAACGATAGAGCGCTACAAGTGTTGTATCAAGATATTATCCAAGAAACCGAGGAACAATGGTTGGCGTGGGCTGACGGATTTAAAGAGCTTCACGAAAAGTCCGTTAAGTACCTGCAAGCTAGAACGGATAGCCGACGGTTTGCTTACGACAAAGCTGTCGTTAATTCTATCGAAGACTATACTACCGAAATGAACTTTGGCTTACCGTTACCTGACGATAGAGCATCGCTAGTTGAGTTGCTTACTGTCGAGGTTGATAACGGATTTGAATCGCAGCGTGGCGCATTACGTCGCTTAGGCGTTCCGAATGTCGAAGAAAAGATTACGGAAATGAACGAAGAAAAAGTTAGTCGGATTGAGTTATTCGATCCATACGCCAATAGTGGTGGCTCCGACGTAGCAGACGAAGACATTATCGTTGATGACGTCGAAGAATAGAACTATGACCGAACGTTATGTCTATAAACTAAACGGAAATCAATAGCCGACGGGCTTAAAATGGAGGTATTACGATGAAAGAATTACTCGAAAGCGGGATTACTCCGTTAAAACTTAACTTGCAGTTTTTCTCGGAAAAAGACGAAACTAAAACGGACGATGACGAAGATAAAACGGAAACAGACGAACCAACCAATACTGATGTCGACGAGGGCGACAATGACGAGGGCAGTGGCGGTGAGGAACCGAAGTTTACGCAAGCGGACTTAGACCGTATCGTTAAAGAACGTCTAGCGAGAGAAAAGCGCAAGGCAGATGAAGAAGCGGAGAAACGACGCAAAGAGGAAGAAGGCGAGTACAAGGAATTGTACGAAACCGCACAGAAAGAACTTGCGGAATTTAAGCGCAAGAATACCGTTGAGGCACTAATGCTTAAAGCGGGTTATACCGAAGAACAGGTCGGACGCTACGCTAAGTTCATTGATGGCGACGAGGAAGCGGACATTAAGGCGTCACTAGACGTGTTAATCGAAGATATTCCGCCCACGACTGCTGAACGCAGAGAGCCTGGTGCCGGACCTAGAAACAAACAAGAACCAACGCCTAAAGATGGGGTTGAATACGGTAAAGAATTATTATCTCGAATTAAAAAATAGTAGGAGGAATAAATAATGGTCTACACAGGACAAGTAACACAAACAGGATTTGTCGGCGGTAAAAACATTTTAGCGTCAGAGCATTTACAATTTATTGAAGCGGCAGGTACGTTAGATGCGACAGCATTTGCTACTGGCGTTGTTCCGATCGGGCAACTTGTTTGCCGTGATTTAGTGACAGGTAAGTATGTACCTTACGTTGATGATTTAACAACAGGCCCGACAACTCACGATAACTTCGCAATCACTAACGTTGACTTCGAAAATGACGGTGTTAACGACTTGATTATTGGCGAGTTAATCGTACGAGGATCAGTGTACGAAGCTAAATTAGCTAGCGTCGTGCCTGCTGAGTTTAAAGCAGCTAACCCGCAGATTCGCTACGTAACACATGTTTAATTAACACAATAACAAAACATCTTTTAGGAGGAATTTAAATGGCTGGAATTACACATATTAAAGAATTACAAACGCCAGCGCTAATGGGATTATCTCAAGCGCTAAGCGAGGAACGTGACGCTACTCCAACGTTAGCTGACCGGTTCCTACCGAATCGAAACGTATTCTCAACGCAGTTTGCGTATGACATCATTAAGAAGAACGCACACATCGCGGCTTATATCGGGTACGGCGCTGAACCACCGGTAATGGACCGTGACGCTGTTGCTAGTAAAGCGGGCGAATTAGCGAAGCTTGGTATTAAATATATCGCTACTGAGGAAGAATTACTAGCGCTTAATCAAGCACGTTCTAACGCAGAGAAAACCGCTATGGTTGACGCTTTACTTACGCGTGCAGCTGATTTAGTTGACGCTATCCAAAAGCAGATTTCGTTATCTAAGTTGCAGGCGCTATTAACCGGTGAATTTACTTACAATAAGAACGGTGCTAAGTTCGGCATTGACTTCGGTGTACCTGCCGAGAACAAGAAAGTGCAAGCAGGTACAGCGGCTTGGAATACTGCAACTGGTACGCCAATCACTGACTTAATCGCTTGGAACGACGAATATGTCGCTCAAAACGGTAACGCTGACGTTATCATCATGTCTCGCGACGTTGTGCGGGTACTACAAACGAATCCGGAAGTATTAGCGGAAGCGGGCGTAGAAACTGGTCGCGCGACTGTCGAGCAAGTACAAGACGTACTTAACAGCTATGGATTGCCTGCGATTGAAGTCGTAGCACAGCGTTCAATTACTTACCACGATATTTACAGCGGAGCAACTCAAACTGTTGAGTATATGCCGAAATATCGCGTAGTGTTCGCTCAAGAAGGCATTGGCGCTTTCTTAATCGGTCCTACCGTAGAGAACAACTACCAACCGGGTATTGCGTTAAGCTCTTACGATAACCAAGAACCAATTCAATCGGTTATTCGTGCGGCTGCTGCCGGATTCCCTGTTATCGAAAATCCATTCGCAATCCTATTCGCTGACGTTGCTGCTGACTAATGAAAATTAAGACGCTAACTAAAGTTGTTAACGGAGCCTCTATCGGTTCTGTTATCGACTTAGCGAAGAAAGATGCGGAACGTCTTATCAAACAAGGCGTGGCGGAAGAAGTCGTTGAAAAAGGTACGTCAGCACCGAAAAAGACGGCTAAGAAAAAGCCAGCGCCTAAGAAGACGGAAGAAAAGAAAGACGAAACTAAAATCGATAAATAAACGAAAGGAAGTCGGTGACACATGCTTATCACTGAAATTACGGTAAAATACAATACCACCGAAGAAATCGTTGAGGAAGCGTTGTTAGTCAGCGGCTTCCAAGTAGATTATGCGTCTGACTATTCGCCTAAAGACGTCAGCTTAGCGGGACTATACATCAGATACCTCGTTATGATGAACGAAGCTAACGAAGCGGCTTACGGCTTTAAATATACAGACGGAGAAGAAGGAATCGATAAAACGGCTGTCAACGATAACATGCGCCGTACCGCTCAGATGTGGTATGAGCGGTGGGAAGCCGAAATGGAGAAGCGCGAACTTGAGCAGATAAAGGAAACATCTTCAGGATTCCATATCCGAAAGCGAGTGTGGTAATATGACAGCGTGGTTAGAATTGGAGATCGAAATAGAGTCGATTTATGAAGAAACCCTCACGCAAACTAAACGTGACTTTGCTTTGACTCGGGAACAAATACTGATGATACTTGATCGCTATATCAACAAAGACGGAAGTATTAATAAATCGAAACTAAAACGCATCTTAGAGGAAACTGACGGCATATCAGCCGCACAAGCCCGAGGTCTTTATGAAGGGACGGAGGAAGGCATGTCTAAGGCAGCGAAAGCTACCGCAGCATTTCTGTTGGCAAACGTCGGATCCATTATTAAAGCAGCCGAACTTGACACAGAAAGCGCTGTCGCATTAAAGCGATGGGCGGACGGCCTAAACCTACGTGACCGGACGAAGATACTGGCAGGGAAGCACTCGGACGAAATAAGGAACATTATCCGCAGAGGCGTCTATAAAGGCGAAACTACGGATGCTTTACGAAACAAGATACGCGATTACTATGAAGGTGAAGAATGGCAGATTGACCGCATTGTAGAATCGGAAGTGTATAACACTCACCGCCTACAATTCGGACATACAGCGAGAGAAAACGGTGTAGAATGGGTTAAGTTTAACGAATACTTTCCGGCATCTAAGAACCGTGAAAATCACGAGTGTTTTACGTATGCTCGCGAAGATAATTACGGATTAGGCGCAGGGATATTCCATATCGACGACGATAAGATTTACTCACCGCATCCTCGATGTACCGGATACTTATCGATACCAACGAACTTAGATACGGAAGGGGTGACGCGATGAAAGGCTACTTAACGCGTAAAGACGTCGAGAACATCGTTGTTTGGCGTAATGAAGTCATACAAGAGCGCACCGAACCGATTTACTTGAATATTAGTCCGGGAACTATCGATGACCCGTTAACAGGCGAAAAAGTTACTTTGCCTAACGACAGCTACGAGGTCCAAGCGGTAGTTACCGAAAGGTCTTCTCGAACGATTGGCGAAAGAAACTATCGTAATAGAGACGAAGACTACGCTAGTGCCGACATAGAAGGCGACCTATGGATGTCGGTAAGCATGGACGAAGTTAATTCGCTTAAAGTGTCTTATGGTGACATGACAGATACGGAATTTCTCGATATGATTAAAACCGTAGACTATGACGGAGAAGAATACGTTGTCGTCGGTACTGACCGAAAAGGGTTAGGACGAATTAATCGCGTAGAAATTCTCGCTAAGAGGGCGTTATAATGGCGCGCATTAACTTCGACTTTGACATCGACATTAGCGAACTTCTCGAACTGGTTAACGACTTTGACGGACTTGATGACGACTTAGAGGCGGTTATGGAAAATGTTGGCGAAGACTATTCCGATAGAATGGCGAGAGATGCGCCTGTTCTTACGGGACTACTTCGAGATACTCTAATGTTCTCTAACGAAAGACTGGGCGAACTTAACTGGGCGCTTGCGTTTGATGATGAAGAAATGCCGTATCTATGGCGACAGAATTATGAACACCGTTCTAAAGCAGGCTTTGTCACTAAGCATATGGCAACGCTAGAAAAGACGCTAGAAAAGGCTGTCGAGAAAGAGTTAGGTGAGCGAATATGATTACGTATTTTAACGTTCTATGGTCGTATAGACTCGCGCTTATGAATCAATTCAACGTCCATACCGACATCATGCACCACGGAATCGAATTACCTAAGGAGTTCCCTCGTATCACCTTACGCTTTACTGACGGCGGTATCGAGGAGAGAACGAAGCTTGGCGATTTATCAATGCAGGATATGACGATTACCCTCGGACTGCATCACGACACTATACGGGGTCTAAATACTCTGTATCGCGATGTAAAATCGTTTATCATGCTTAATGAGATTCCGCTATTGAACGATAGTGGCGCCGAAATTGGCAAGATACAGTTTGACGGTATTTTTAACGAGCAACAGATTGAAGGCGGAGACTTCCAAAGGGAGTCGGTTCACCACCGCGTTTATATCGATTATAGAATAAATATAGCACACATAAAATATTAGGAGGGTTTTCATGGCTATTAAACCAACTAAAGGTCAGAAGAAAGTTCTGTTTTTCCAAGCGTTGGATGACGTTGAAACAGACGGCAACTTACTCCGTTTAGCGTTTCAAACAGAACACACATTAACTAAAGAGCGTGAACTTATCGAGGAAGTGACGAAAGATGGTACGCTTAAAGAAATGAACGACAACATCAACGCTAGTGTCGATTTAACGGCTTATGTCGCTAAAGGTGACGCTACTTACGAACTACTAGAATCGGCTTTCGATAGTAACGAAGTCTTACAGATGTGGGAAGTCGATATTACCGAAGAATCAAGTGCAGGCACTTACGCAGCTACATACGCACAAGGACAGCTAGAATCGTTTGAGGTATCGAACGATAGCGAAGGGTATGCGGAATTGTCTACGACATTCCAAATTAACCTAACGCCGCAAAAAGGCGAAGTAACGTTAACTCCGGCTCAATACAACGCTATTCAATATGCGTTCCAAGACTTCGGTGCTTTAGCGGCGCCTGTTACTCCGTAAGAAATAATAACAACGAAACAGGCGGTATATTAACGGTGATATGCCGCCTTATTTTTATTTATAACCGGATAATCTATGTTCGACGGAACTGAAACGGTGGAGGTAAATTATGAACATCGAAATCAAAGGCGAAACTTACGAATTAAAACTCGGATACAAATTTTCTAACGCGTTAGACAAGGCATATACGATTAAGCAAGACTTAGGCGACGGGCATAACGTAGAATTAGGCGTAGGCGTATCGTTCTTATACAGCTACTTATCGATGGCTAACTTTGAGGCGGTTATCAACTTCTATAACGAAGGACTCAACTACTTGAAGAAGCGTCCGACAAAAGACGATGTTATTGAGGCTGTCGAAGAACTTGCGGCTGAAAGAGGCTTACAAGCCGTTTCCGAAGATTGTATCGAAGGCTTACGTGAATCGGGGTTTTACACTCACGTAGTGGAGCCGAAGTCGAAAGCGAAGAAATAGCCGATAAAATTCCTAAGGAGCCTTTTACATTTAACGACGTCGTGACTAACTGCTCAAGATATTTGAAAATAACCGATATGCAACGGATATATGAAATGACTCCGAGAGAATACAGTTCTTTAATAAAGGGATACAGCCTTAGCGAAGTTGATAGACAGAACAGTCAACACTTGCAGGCTTGGATAAATCAATCCGTAAAATCTACTGACGCTAAGGGGCGAAGTAAGTTTAAGGAGTACAAAGACTTCTTCGATTACGACAAAGTAATAAAACAAGTAGAGGAATCCTTTAAAGAGAAACATATAGATAAGCATATGGTTGAAAGATTCAGAAACTCTGTAGCAGAAGCCGAACGTCTGTTGAATGGAGGGGGGTAATTAAATGGCATTTAATATTATAGGTAATATGAAACTTCACGGAGCAGGTTCGATGATAAACGAACTTGGCCGAGTAAAACATGCTACCGAAAAGATGAAAAGGAGCATCGAGGGTGTCGGTAAAGGCGTCCCCGACGCATTTAATAAAGCTAATGGTTCAATAGTATCGACGTCTCAGCAGTGGACGAGCGCAGGACAGAATATTACGAACGCAAGTCGAAATATAGCGACAGCTTCCGGTGTTCTTACGGCATCGCTTGCTGGGACTATTGGATACACAGTGTCCGTAGCAAAGGCTCACGAATCCGCTTTTGCCGAAGTGACAAAAGTATTAGACGCCACTCAAGACGAGTATGATGCGTTAGAACAGAAAGCATACGACATGTCTAAGAGATTGCCCGCTAGTTTCGAAGAAATTGCGACAGCTATGGCTGATGCAGGTCGACTAGGGGTCGGTCTCAAGGACGTAGAAAAGTTTGCGGAAGCCGCTATTAATATGGGCGTAGCAACCAACTTAGGTTCGGAACAAGCTGCACAAGAAATGGCACGATTAGCGAACATTATGGATATGCCGTTGGATCAAGTCGATAAGCTCGGTTCAGCGATGGTTGTTCTAGGTAATAACTTCGCTACTTCCGAATCAGAAATCTCAAGTATGGCGCTAAGACTTGCTAGTGCCGGTAAAATGACGGGTATGACCGAAGCGGACGTATTAGCGCTATCAGCCGCTATGAGTAACGTTGGTATCGCAGCCGAACGTGGTGGTACAGCGATGTCTACTACGATGTCTAAGATAACAACAGCGATGAAGAATGGTGGAGAAGAAGCGGAAGGCTTCGCTAAAGTCGCAGGAATGTCGGTAGATGAGTTTGCTGACGCATGGGAAAACGATGCTGCCGGCGCTTTGACTACGTTCTTATCCGGACTTAATGACGTACATGAAAGCGGAGGAAATGTCGACGAGATACTTAGTAATCTCGGAATCAACGCTATTCGTCAGAAAGATACTTTGAAAGCCTTAGCGCTTTCTCACGAAGATTTATCGGATGCTTTAGATAAGTCTGCGGAAGGGTTTAGAGACGGTACGGCATTATCTGAAGAAGCGGAAAAACGTTATCAAACGTTTGACTCACGACTACAAATGCTAAAGAACTCGTTTGAATCACTTACAGCTACGGTAGGCCGCGTGTTCATGCCGATATTAGGCGAGATTATGGATAAGCTTACGCCGGTAATCAACGGTATCGAGGATTTCGTTGAGAAGCTCGAGGACGCCGACCCTGATTTACTTGACTCTATCGCCAACTTCACGTTATGGGCGATTGCTATCGGAGGTGCTGTAACAGCCCTAGCTACTATCGGTACAGTTGTCGGCTTTGTCGTTACTGGTATCGGAGAGATTGGTGCTGCCGTAGGTTCTGTATCAACGCTAATGAAAACGTTAGCTACGCGGACAGGAGCCTTACCGGGGTTATTCAGTGGTCTAGGTAAGATGGCAACGTTCGCTAAAGACCATTTCGGTGTAGTTGCGGTTGTCGTATGGGGTGCCGTAGATGCTATCGTAGACTTATGGAAAGAAAACGAAGATTTTCGGGATAACGTTAAAGGCATTTGGGCCAGCGTAGAAGACATCTTTATGTCAGCGTTAGGTGTTATCGAACCTATCGCGGAAGTATTCGCTACAATGGCGCACATACTATCGGAAACCTTAAAGCCTGCTATCGAAAAGACTGCGGAAGTCTTGGATAAAGCACTGAGGTCATTAGCGGACTTCTTAAAAGCAAATCCGGAGCTAGTCGAGTTTATCGGATATTTCGTAGCTATTTCTGCATCAATCAAAGGTATTACTAAAGTTGCTTCTGGAACAACCTCGTCAGTAGATAAGCTTACTAAAGGATTTAAGGCGCTTAAAAATATGACCGTAGGCGTTGGCGCTATGAAGGCGCTAGGTGGACTAACCGGTTCGTTAGGCGTTTGGGGCGCTGTTATTGCTGTGGTTATTGGCGGATTCATTCTGATGTATAAGTACTCTGACTGGTTCAAAGAAGGCGTAGACACCATGTGGGATTCCGTGAAAAAATCTTGGAATAGCAACGCTGAATGGTTTTCAGAAAACGCTGACGTACCTGTTGTAGAAGCTAGGAAAAGAGTTTCTCCTGAATTAGATAACTTAGGTGATTCTTTGTCTAGATTTTTTGATTCATTAGGTGATACATTCAGCGTATCCACTAGTTCGTGGCCCGGATTTATTACCGATGGAATGAAGGACAGCGGTTATGAATTTAACATCGGTTTTGAGTCTATGAAAATCGTTGCTAATGACTGGATGAAAGATATGTCGACACTGTGGTCTGACTATTATGACGACAAAGAGGAAAACTTAAAGAAAGCTAACAAGAACGCTACAAAGCATTGGGAAGATTTTTGGATAGGAGTTGCTGACATAGCCGCCCGATGGACCGGTTGGGCATCTCACATTGTTGATTACTTCACTGCTTTAATGGAGGGAGATTTTAAAGGAGCCTACGAATCAATGGTAGCTGCCGGACGAGCTTTTGTCGGGGAGACTGAGAAAAGAGCGAAAGAGGCTTCCGGAACTTTCCAAAGAGAATCTAAAAAATTCGGTAAAGCAGCTGACGACTCTATTCAAGAATATCAGACTGGCATATCTGCGTCAGGAGATGTTAATAAGGCTGCGGAAGGAACCGTCGGATCTGTACTCGAATCATTTAACAAAAGAAAATTCGACTTCAAAGCGTCATCCAACAGTAGTATGAACGAATACTACAAAGGTGTGCGCGATAACAAATTGCCGGTAAAACAATCGACAATCGTCCGTAAAGACATGCTGTCGGAGTTTACGAAGAATCAACACTTATTCCGAAATGCCGGCGAAAACATTTCCGACTCAATCGGAAAGGGTATCGACCATAAGAAGCCTTCGCTAATGTCGAAAGTATCTAACCTAGCGAAGGGTATTCGAAACTTCTTCCCGTTCTCACCAGCGAAAGAAGGTCCGTTACGAGACATTCACAAGCTTAATTTCGCGGGAACTATCGGTAAAGCGATTAGTAATGATACAGCGCCGGTGCAGAACGCTTTAGGGCGTATGCTAAGCGTACCTCAGCTTGACGGAGGGTATTTGTCACGTCAAGTATCTACCGCAGCTAAAGGCGCCTCTATGAGCGCTACAAGCTCGCTGAACTACGAATTAAACACCGGTAGACAGCCTGCTAACATCAACTTGACGTTAGGCGGACGGAACTATCGAGCATTTGTCGAGGACATCTCGAAAACACAGAATAAATCGACTGATTTCGAAACGGAATACAGTCTAGCTTAGGAGGGTAAGCATGTATGATTTTAGAGATTTCGGAGGGTACCGCGACAACTATCGCTTGCCTTCCGAGGCATTTATTTTAGACGGAAACTATCTTGACGAGTGCGTCAAAGGGTTCCGAACGCTATCCGTTAGTGGCCGAGAATTACTCGCTAAAGACGTTTCGTCCGAAACTATTCCGGGAAGAAATGGCGCGCTGTATATCCGTAGTCAATATCCTACGAGAGAGATTACGGTAAAGTATCGACTAAAAGCGCCTACACCGGAACTATTCCGACATTATCACGAGCAACTTAACGAATTACTTTACGGAGATATTCACGAATTAAGGTTCGCAGATGATCCGGACTTCTTCTTTAAAGGGTCGCTAACAAGCGCAGATGTGCCGGATACAGGGCGCAATACAGTCGTAGCTTCGCTAGTATTTACGTGTTTTGACCCGTTTAAATACAGCGACATTAAGACGAAGACAGCGACAACATCAGTGCTAACACCGTTAGAATTGTCGCCATATGACGCATTACCGGAATATATTTCGATAGAGGTCGCTAATGCTACGAGTGAGTTAGTGGTATCCCACGGAGGGAAGTCGATAACTATTGACGTAGGGATAAACGCAGGACAAACGGTTGTTATCGGATTTAATCCTTTCGTTATTACGCGAGATGGAACGGATATTACGAAGCACCTCCGATTGTCTAGTGATTATGAAGATTTCTATATTGAGAGTAACTCGTTAGTAACCACGAATACTGGCGACACTATTACGTTAGCTTATCGGGAGGTGCGTTTATAATGGCGTTATATGTCTTTAATAATGAGCAAGAACTATTAGGTATTATCGCCAATGATTCGCTTAAATCACTCGTTAGAACCGTCGAAATAAACGCATCAGACGTATTGGAGTCTGAGGTGCCTAACGGTAAGTGGTCGGAATTTGGCGAACAGCCGTTTTACTTGGCGGTAAAAGATTTACATAACGATAATAAATTCTATATGTATAAGATAACTGACGAAGCAACTGGCGTAGATTTTACGTCTTTGACCGCCATTCAAATCGGTTTTGACGAGTTAAAGTCGAAAGGATACATCAAAGACCGGCGCTTTGTTAATGATAGTTTTTCGACAATTATATCGACTATAACGGATGGAATCGATTGGGACATCGGTTATGTCGGAAACTTTTCAAAGTTAGCGACTATGAACTTTTACTATACGTCAAGGCTCGATGCTTTACGAGAGGTTATCGATGTATTCGGATGCGAAGTCGAGTTTAGCGTAGAGGTTAGTGGTAATCGTATTATAAGTAAGCGAATTAATTTCTACGCTAAGCTAAGCGAATTTAAAGGTAAGCGATTTACTTACGGAAATAACCTGATAGAAGTCGTTAGGGAATCGAACCATAGCGAACTTTATACGGCACTTATTGGTCGAGGTAAAGGCGAAGAAAGTGGCGATGGGTACGGACGTAAGCTAACGTTTGCTAACGTTGCCTGGTCGGTAGCTAATGGTGATCCTGTCGATAAGCCTATCGGTCAAGAATACGTAGAGCTTCCGGATATGACGGCTTTATACGGCTACCCTGACGGAGAGCCACGCATTGGCTTCGTAGAATTTTCTGACGAAGAAGATGCGTCAGCGTTGCTACAAGCGACATACGACGAATTAGCGGACGTTTCTCGTCCTAAGGTTCAGTTAAAAGCGTCTGTTGCCGATATTGGTCCCGTTGAGCTTGGCGAAGAAGTGGCGATTATACGAAAAGACATCGGTATCGAATATAAGACGCGCATATATAAGCTTGCGATTGATTACCTCGACAGCTTGCGTACTAAAGTCGAATTAGGCGACAAGCTCACGCAAAGTCAAGCGTCAACTATCCGCACAATTAACAAGAAGATTGAGCGAACAGAGTCGGATGTTGTCGAGTATGTGCAAACGGCAGCTAACGGTAAGAATAAGATATATCGCGGTGAGACGGAACCTACTACCGGAATGGTTACGAATGACTTATGGTATAAACCGGTAGGTATGGGTGAGACGGAGCTATATCGATGGACTGGCGAGATATGGGCGTTAGAGAAAGTGTCAGCAGGGTTGTTGGGCGGAACATTAGACGCGGGGGCTGGAGATTTAAACGTCATTAATCTTAACGCTAGTAATATTTCGACAGGAACATTGGCCGCTATTGATCTATCCGGTGTTAATATCTACGGTAGTTATATCGAAGGGGGTACGATAAAAGAGACGGGTCCGGATACTTACATCGAACTTGTTGATGCTGGACTTTTCGTAAAAACAACAAACGGAAACGTTCCGAGAATCTCGATAGAAACAGATATTACCGAAACAAGTAATGTTTTCGAATTTCCTGCGCTTATATGGTTTGAAAAATCGGTAGCTGACTATAAGTTTGCTGTTGGGACAGGCGCCGCCGGATTAGGTGACGGTTTTATAGGTTTTACAGAGGTAGCACCTTCGGGGGGGCGTGTTTTCAGCTTACTTAATAGCGGGGGAACTATCGATGTATCGGCAGATAAAATACTTTTAAATGCCAGCGAAATAGATTTTTTAAGTTCTCGCTCTATAAAAATGGAC